GAAGGGATTGGGAAACACATGAGCCTTCAAAATTATCATGTAAGCGTAGGTGATTATGATATTGATAAAGATGAAATTGATTATCCTGTTGGAGGGCAAGATATACATTTTGTACCGGCTATATCAGGAGCAGGGTCAGGAGCCAGAAAATTTATTCTAGGAGCAGTATTAATCGGTATTGGAATTGCATCAGGAGGAGCAACTTTTACGGCTGGTGGTTTTACAGGTGTAGGGTTTTTAGGGGGAACAACAGCAGTTTTAGGGAATATCGGAATAGCTTTAGCTTTACAAGGTGTTAATGAAATGTTATTTTCATCGGAAGAACCTACGGATGAAGAAGATCCTAGGATATCTTTTAGTTTTTCTGGAGTGCAAAACACATCACGAGCAGGAACAAGTCATCCCATAGTCTACGGTGAAATAATTACTGGATCAGTTCTTATTTCAGCAGGACTTGACACTAATCAGGTATCAGCATGACAGATAAAATCATTAGAGGTGCTTTCTTTGGATTATTTGGCCCGCCTAAACCTCCAAAACCTACTAGAGCTCCAGATAGCCTTAATAGCAAACAGTTCGCAACATTACAAGATCTTATATCAGAAGGAGAGATCGAAGGTTTTGCCACACCTTCAAAAGCAGAACTTACAAAAAATACAACTGCCTATAACAATGCAGCATTAAAAGATGTTTTTTTAAACAACACTGCTGTTTTGAATAAAAATGCAAGTAATACAAATCCACAATTAGCAGACTTTAATTTTCAAAATGTAGAATTTACACCTCGTTTTGGAACAGCTAATCAATCTCATATTAGTGGAATACAACAATCACAAAGTCCTTTAGCTAATTTTGGTTCTGTTTTATGTTCTAAAGCTAATGGTGGTGTTCAGAGAGATTTGCCAGTTGGAAAAGATGCTGTAAAGATTACAGTTACTTTTAACCAAATACAAAAAGCAACGGATAAAGGTGATTTATTAGGATCATCAGTTACACTAAAAATTTCTTTAAAAGTAAATAGTGAAACAACTCATACCGAAAAATTAAGAGATACCATAACGGGTAGAACCGCAGATTCTTATTCAAAAGAATATAGAATTAACTTGCCAAATGGTTACACTTTCGCAAATGTAAGTATTGAAAGAGTAACAGACGATCAACCATCAGGAGGTAATACTGTAGATGCCTTTAATGTAAGCCTTATTCAGTTATTAATAGATGATAAACAAACTTACCCAAATAGTGCTTATACAAATTTAAGAATAGACTCTGAGCAATTTAGTGCTATTCCAAATAGGGCTTATCGTATTCGTGGAGTAAAAGTAAGAATCCCAGGAGCAGGGGCATCTAGTTCTGGTACTCCTACTGTTGATTTACAGACAGGAAGAATTATTTACCCAAGTGGTTATATATTTAATGGAACGATGGGTGCTGCTGTTTGGTGTTCATGTCCTGCAATGATACTTCTTGATTTATTAACTACCGAAAGATACGGATTTGGAACACATATTACAGATAGCAATTTAGACTTATTCAGTTTTGTAGCAGCTAGTAGATATGCAAATGAACTGGTATCAGATGGTTTTGCTGGTCAGGAAGCAAGATTTAGTTGCAATGTAAATATTCAAGGTTCTACTGAAGCATTTAAGTTAATAAATGAATTAGCGGGAGTAATGAGATGCTTTCCTATTTGGTCTGAAGGTTCTGTCACTATTTCACAAGATAGACCCACCGATCCAACTTATTTATTCAGCTTGGCGAATGTAGGTGAAGGTGGTTTTAGTTACTCAGGTAGTAGCTTGAAGCAAAGAAATACAGTAATAAATGTGAGCTATTTCAATATGGACAGCAGAGAAATAGATTATGAAGTTGTAGAAGATACTACTGCACAAGCTAAATTAGGCATAATAAAAAAAGATATAAAAGCTTTTGCCTGTACTTCTCGTGGGCAAGCCCAAAGACTAGGGAAGGCAATACTTTTTAGCCAGCAAAATGAGTCTGAAGTAGTTACATTTACAACATCAATAGATTCTGGAGCGATAGTCAGACCTGGATCTGTTATCTCTATTAATGATCCAGTTCGTCATGGTGCTAGACGATCTGGAAGAATTAAAGCTGTAAATACAAATAAAGATCAAATAACAGTCGATAATGCAGCAGATTTACATACTTTTGGTGGTGCAAATCAAAAATGCAGCGTAATATTGCCTGATGGCACAGTTGAAACAAAAAATATAACAGGAATTGTAGGCAGTGTAATTACATTGGATTCATCTTCTCCTTTATCTACAACACCAAATATAAATGCTATATGGTATATACAAAGTGATCGGATTGTGCCTGATGAAAGGCCGAAAACATTTAGAGTAATAACAGTAGAGGAGCAAGATGATATTAATTACTCAATAACAGCTTTAACTTATGTTGATGGTAAATATGCAAATATTGAGCAAGGTATTTCCTTGCCACCTAGAGGTATTTCATTACTTAATACCCCAAAAGATCCACCATCAAACTTACAGGTTTCAGAAAGAATTGTTGTTGCAAATGCTCTTGCTATTAATAAATTAATTTTATCTTGGGTTTCTGTAACAGGTGTTAGTCAATATCTTGTTCAATATAGATTTAATAATACAAACTGGGTAAATGAAGTTGTATTTAGACCTGACTTTGAAATATTAAATACCGAAATTGGAACGTATGAGTTCAAAGTTTTTTCATATAATGCAGCACTTAAATTATCAGCTACATCGAGTGATTTAACTTTTAACGCTGTAGGTAAAACAGAACCTCCTGCAAATGTAGAAAACCTAACGATGGAACCAGTTACTAATAAATTAATAAGACTTAGATGGGATGAATCTGTAGATCCTGATGTTATTCATGGAGGAAAAGTATATGTTAGGCACTCCAATAAAACTGATGGAACTGGTACGTTTCAAAACTCTATTGATTTGATAGAAGCTTTAGCTGGTAATACTACAGAAACAGTTTGCCCTAGTCTTGAAGGAGAGTACATACTTAAATTCCGTGATGATCAAGGAAATTTTAGTTCTGGAGAAGCTTCTATAATTTTAGATTTACCAGATTTAATAGATAGTCAGCAAATTCTTGAAGATAAAGAACATACAAATGGTTTTTTAGGTACTAAAACCAATGTAAGTGTAGTTGGAGGAGGGTTAGAACTTACTGATCCAGCAGTTGTAAAGACAGGGACTTATGTACAAGATGACGGAAATCCAGTAGGTAGTGGAGTAGCTGGTACGGTTATAACTGTCACAAGTACATCTCATGGTATAGCTGTAGGTGAATTTTTAAAGTTTAATTTTACTGGTGGTAAAGCTGTGACTGGAGAATATACTGTTGTTTCTGTTCCTAATGTAAATACTTTAACTATTAGTTCAACTAATACTGTTGCTACAAGTGGAAACGTATCCATAGATAGAGGTTTAAGGGGAATTTATGATTTTGAAACTATTTTAGACTTAGGTGCTGTATTTTCTTTAAATTTAAAACGATTAGTACAGGCCATAGGATTTACTGTTGGTGCAGCAAACACAATAGATGAATTAATACCTGCTGGCACTTTTTGGGATGATTATGCACAGAATGGAAATTTTGATGGAGCAGAAATTAATGATGTTAGTGCATCAATGACTGTAAGATCAACAATAAGTGCTCCTAGCAGTTCATCATATGCAAATTCAGATTTTGCTAATAAACCATTTAATACATTTGTTAACGGTACTTTTAAAGGAAGAGGATTTCAATTTAGACTAACTTTAAGATCAGAAAGTATTGCTCATAATATTTCTATTCAACAATTATCTTTCCTTGCTGCATTTGAATCAAGAACTGAAAGAAGTTACGTTTCTGGAAATACCACTTCTACTGCTCCATTAACATCTAGTTCTTCTACTTCAGGTTTAAATGTAGTTTTTGGTAATCCATTTTTTACGGGTACTACTGGTTTAGGGGGAGTTAATGCGTATTTACCTTCTGTAGGTATAACAATAATAGGTGCTGAAGCTGGAGATTACTTTGTCTTATCAAATGTAAGCGGTACGGGTTTTAATATTAAAATATTAGATAGTTCTAATAATCCTGTTAATCCCGCTAAAGAATTTACGTTCCAAGCGGTCGGTTATGGTAAAGGGGTGTAAGATGAAGAAAAGTATTTTTTAAATGGCACAAGTCCCTAATAAAAATATAGATAATGCTTCGGGTCAGGTAGTAAGGCTTGATATTCAAAATACTACTAAGGCTGTTGCTACTCATAATTTTGGTCCAAGAAATGATGCAGGTACAATATTACCTTGTGAATTTTTAGCAGATGATACAACAAACAAATTGTTAATTAGAAAATCAAGTGGAGGAGATCAGGCTAACCCTAATCCTACATCTGGAACTGCTGCGGACTTTTTTACTGTAGGTGATTTAGATGAAGAGAATTTAGGCTTACTACCAAAAGCAGGTGGTACGATGACAGGTCAGCTTTTAGGAGATGATGGATCGGGTGCTGATAGTCCTGCTTATGCGTTTGATGGAGATACAGATACAGGAATATTTAGGTCAGGATCAAATACTATGGGTTTTGCAACTGCTGGTGTAGAACGAGTAGAAATAAGTGATTCTGGGTTGGATATGAGTAATGGATTGCCTATTAGGTTTCAAGATTCTAGTGGTGCTCCTTTTGTAGCTTTAAAATCTCCTTCTTCTGTAAATAGTAATGTTACTTTTACATTACCTGGAGCAGATGGAACAAATGGTCAAATGCTACAGACAAATGGATCTGGAGCCTTATCGTTTACGACTGTGGCAGGTGTACCAACTGGAGCAGTTTTTTGTATGGCAGTAGCTACTGTTCCTCCTGGATATCTTGAGTGCAATGGGGCAGCAATTAGCAGAACTACTTATGCAGTTTTATTTGCTGTTATCGGAACTCAATATGGAGAAGGTAATGGGAGCACAACATTTGATTTACCTGATTTAAGAGGTGAATTTGTGAGAGGTTTTGATAATGGTAAAGGTACTGATAGTGGTAGAAGTATTGCTAGTTCTCAATCAGATCAAAACAAAGAACATAGTCACACTGCTTTTGGAGACGTAGGAGATCACGTACATAATTATGCTTTTGCCCAAGGTAGTGATGGTGGTATAAGTAATAATTTTGGTGGATCAGGAATTAATAATATTGCTCAAAGTGGTGGAAGATTAGCGGAATTGGAACAAGCTGGTAATAATGACGCTCAAGATTTAAGAGGTTTTACAGCTAACACTGATAATACGCAACCTTCTCTTAGTGTGACTGTGGGGGATGCTGGTGGAGCAGAAACAAGACCACGAAACATAGCTATGATGTACATTATTAAAATTTAATTATGGCTGTAATTCCTGGTAAAAAGAATTTTACTGTTCAACGTAGAGCAGATTTCCCCTTACGTTTAACTTTTAAAGATTCTACTGGATCTGCGATAAATCTTACTGGATTTACTGTTGCTGCACAGGTATATAACGAAGATCGTTCTACTCTTTTTGGATCTTTTGCGGTCACTTATACTGATAGACCTAATGGGACAGTGGATATAAAATTAAGCGATACTGATACTGCAAATTTTACTCCAAACATTTTAAAATATGATGTATTACTAACAGATGGATCAGGTAACAAAGAATATTATTTAGAAGGTACACTATTTATAAATGAAGGTTACACAGCATGAGCAATTCGAATCAAGTTGTCGTTAGTCAGGTAAATGACGTTACTACTGTTGAGATCACAACAGCAGGACCTCAAGGTGAAACTGGAGCACAAGGTCCTCAAGGAATAGGTTCTGCGACTGTAAGTATTGGTACAACAACTACAGGAAATGCGGGTACTGATGCTTCTGTTAGCAACACTGGAACGGGCACCGCGGCAGTTTTAAATTTTACAATTCCAAGAGGCAATACAGGAGCTACCGGAGCACAAGGAATCCAAGGAGAAACTGGTGCTACTGGTGCTACTGGTGCCACAGGTCCACAAGGTGCTACAGGTCCACAAGGGAATCAGGGTGTTCAGGGTGCTACAGGCCCACAGGGTGAGAAAGGTGACACTGGTGATACTGGTGCTCAAGGTATTCAAGGTATACAAGGCGCACAAGGACCTCAAGGTAATCAAGGTCCTACAGGCAATACTGGAGCATTTGGAGGGGCAACATTTGAATATCAATTTAATACTTCTACAACTGATGCAGATCCAGGTAACGGAAAATTAGGCCTTAACAACAGCACTTTGCAAAGTGCAACAGTTTTATTTATAGATGATACAGATAAGAATAGTACAGATATACAGCCATTTTTAAGAACTATAGATGACTCAACTTCTACGATAAAAGGTCATTTTAAAATTAGCGAAGAAAACGATCCAGATAATTTTAGGTTATATACAATTTCTGCTGCAACAGAAGCTACTGGTTATCACAAAGTAACTTGTGCTTATGTTTCTGGCGATGCAAGTTTTAGTAGTAATGAAAATCTAGTTATCACATTTGCACGAACTGGCGATAAAGGTGACACTGGTGCTCAAGGACCACAAGGTGATCAAGGAATACAGGGAATACAAGGAATACAGGGAATACAAGGTACAGCAGGTACTAATGGTACTAATGGAACAGATGGTGCAGATGGGAAAACTGTATTAAACGGAACAAGTGCCCCAAGTTCTTCAGATGGTGTTGTTGGTGATTTCTTTATAGATACAAACAATAACAACATATATGGTCCAAAAACTGGTTCAGGTTGGGGGAGTTCTACCTCTTTAGTTGGACCGCAAGGTACTCAAGGTGTTCAAGGTGATCAAGGTGCGGCAGGTAATGACGGTGCTGATGGTTCAGATGGTGCTGCTGCAACTATTTCGATTGGAAGTACGACTACAGGAAATGCCGGTACAAATGCTTCAGTAACAAATTCAGGTTCATCTAGTGCAGCTACATTTAATTTTACTATTCCACGAGGGGCTACAGGAGATACGGGAGCTACAGGAGCTACAGGAGCTACTGGATCTGCTGCAACTATAAGCGTTGGAACTGTTACTACTGGAGCAGAAGGTTCTAGTGCTACTGTTACCAATTCAGGTTCATCTAGTGCTGCTACATTTAACTTTAGTATTCCTAGAGGAGCCACTGGAGCACAAGGTCCCGCGGGTGCGGATGGTGCGGATGGTGCGGATGGTGCGGATGGAGCAATTAGTGATGGAGATAAGGGAGATATAACTGTTAGTAATTCTGGAGCTACTTTTACAATAGATACTGGAGTCGTATCAACCACAAAAATAGCAGATGACGCTGTAACTTATGCCAAGATGCAGAATGTCTCAGCAACAGACAGAGTTTTAGGTAGAGATTCTAGTGGTGCAGGGGTTGTTGAAGAGATAACACCGGCAAATTTACGCACCATGATAAATGTAGAAGATGGTGCGACCGCTGACCAGACAGATGAGGAAATACAAGATATTGTTGGGGCTATGCTCACAGGTAATACTGAAACAGGTATTACGGTCACATATCAAGATGGTGACGGCACTATAGATTTTGTTGTAGCATCACAGACTGATGAAAACTTTACGACAGCAGATCACTCAAAACTTGATGGAATAGAGAGTAATGCCACTGCTGACCAAACTGGTGCGGAGATCAAAAGTTTATACGAAGGTGAAAGCGATACAAATGCTTTTACAGATGCTGATCACACTAAGCTAGATGGCATAGAAGCTAGTGCAGATGTAACGGATGCAACTAATGTTGCTAGTGCTGGCGCTGTTATGGATGGTGATTTTACATCCAATGGCTTTATGAAACGTACTGGTGCGGGGAGTTATACAGTTGATACAAATACATATTTAACTTCTATACCATCCAGTTATTTACAGAATTTAAGCGAAGATACAACACCACAACTAGGTGGGGATTTGGATATGAATAGTAAGTTTATATCAAGCGGTATTTTAGGTATAAAAAATACAGGTTCACAATCTGAGTTACGTCTTTACTGTGAAGTAAGTAACGCTCATTATGCAAGTATAAAAGCACCTGCACACGCTGACTTTTCAGGGAATATTACTTATACATTACCATCAGGATATGGGTCTAATGGACAGGTTTTAAAATCAGATGGATCGGGTGGTACTAGCTGGGTGAATCAACCAACAGCTAACGCTACTCATACAGGAGAAGTCACAGGGTCAACTGCTTTAACTATTGCAGATGATGTAGTTGATGAAGCTAACTTAAAAGTCAGTAATTCACCTACTGATGGTTATGTATTAACGGCTCAATCAGGTAACACCGGTGGTTTAACTTGGGCAGCAGCCAGTAGTGGTGGTTTAAGTTCAGACTCTGACGGAAATACTATTGGAGGTACTAACGCTGGGGATACTATTACTTCTGGTCAAGGTTTAAAAAATACTTTAATTGGATTTGATGCTGGTACTGATCTTACAACAGCAGATGAAAACGTAGCAGTTGGTCATTCTGCTGGAGCTAATTTAACAGAAGGTTATAGTCATGTATATATAGGTTTTGAAGCTGGATTAAATACTATAACTTCTTATGAAAACGTGGGGATAGGACATAGAGCACTAAAAAACTCAGATGTATCTGGTGAAAGTCATAGTTTTTATGGCTCTTTGAATACTGCGGTTGGATACAATGCTATGGAATCTAACGTTGGGGGTAGAGAAGGAACTGCTGTTGGCTATAAAGCTTTAAAAAATCAAACAGGTTCAAATTTTAATGTGGCAGTGGGTGCTAAAGCTGGTGAAAATAACACTACTGGTGGTGAAAATACATATATTGGGTCTGACGCTGCAAGATATGCTACTACTGGTTCACAAAATACTTGTATTGGATATAGAACTGCATTTGTACAGGCTTTAACTGGTACAAATAATACTATTTTAGGGCACAGAGCTACGGCTAGTTCGGCATCCGTATCTAACGAAGTCACAATTGGTGACACAGATGTAACTAAATTTAGAATCCCTGGTATAGATTTTATTCTTAAAGACAATGGCGGCACTCCTACTGAAGGACATGTACTGACAGTTGATGCCAATGGAGAAGCAGGGTTTGCAGCCGCTGCTGGGGGCGGTTTAGAATCTGATGCAAAACAGAATACACTTGCGGGAACAAGTGCTGGCAGTTCTGTAAGTAATTCGCTTATAGGATATAATTCCTTCTTTGGTTATGAAGCTGGTAAAGATTATGCTGGCACGAGATCAACGGCAGTAGGACATGGTGCTTTAAAAACTAACTACAACGGTGGTAATAATACAGCAATTGGAGCTACTGCTCTTACATTGGCGACAGGTAGTCAGAATACTGCTGTAGGAGCTAATGTGGCACGTAGTACAACTTCTGGTAGTAGTAATACTTACGTTGGATCTGCGTGTGCTTATAACAGTACAACAGCAAGTAATAATACTAGTGTAGGGAAGCTTGCGTTCTATGCAAACACCACAGGAAGTGGCAATACAACTCTTGGCACGCAAGCTGGTAGAGATATAACCACTGGAAGTAATAATACTTTAATTGGAACTGATGCTGGTAATTCAGGAACAAACGATCTTACTACTGGTTCAAATAATATTCTTATTGGACACGATGCAGCAGCAAGCTCCGCAACTGTATCAAATGAAGTGACTATTGGTGATTCTAATATTGCTACCATACGTTGTAACACACAAACAATAAGTTCTCTATCAGATAGAAGAGATAAAACAGATATAAACATTCTTAATCTTGGTTTAGATTTTGTAAAATCTTTAAATCCTGTCAAGTTTAAATGGGAAACTAGAGATGGTAATGGTAAGGATGGATCGTATGAAGCTGGTTTTATAGCACAAGATTTCCAACAAATACAAAAAGAAAATGATGCTGATTACTTAGGTCTTGTTATGGATGAAAATCCTGACAGACTTGAAGCTTCTTATGGTAAACTTGTACCAATTCTTGTCAAAGCGATCCAAGAGCTTACAATAGAGGTTGAGAAACTAAAATCAAATGGCTGAACGCACTGCTGAAGAAATTGCAACTATCTTTACTAATGCTGGAGATAGCGTAACTGTAATTAACACCCTTGCTGCTTTATCTTCTTTAACAGATGAGCAAAAAGAAGAAATTGACAGAAATGTAAGGCATCTTGAAATTATAAAAGCTTATAAGAAAGAGGATGGTACTTCTAGTATTTGGACAACTGAAGACTTCACAGCACAAGATGCTGCTGTTACACTAGGAAAAACAAAGATTTAATGAAAGCACTAATAGAAAAACAAATTCTTGAATGGCAACAGGAAATTATTAAACAAAATTCTTATGTTCTTAAATTAGAAGGTGGGATACAGGCTTATCAATTATTATTGCAAAAGATAAATGAAGAGGAAGAAAAAACAGATAATATAGAATTAGAGGTAAAAAACGAAAAAAAGTAGAAGGGATACTTGTTAGAGAGTGTCCTGCCTGTGGTGCTACATTTAATACAATGGAACAAAGAAAGATATATTGCTCTGGAGCGTGTAGGACTAGATTATGTCGTAGTAACAAAAGACTTGAAAAGAATAAAAAATCTATTAGCATACAACTTTAATTTAATTAATTAAATGCTTAAAAAAGTATTAACAATAGCTGCTGCATCAGCACTATCAACACCTGCCTTTGCTGGTTTTTATGTAAATGTAGAGAACAATGGTTCTTACACAGGTAGAGACTATAACGGTTCTGGAACTGATCTACACCTAGGGTATGAAGGTGGAAATGGTTCTGCTTCTTACTACCTACAAGGTGGTGCGTTTTTATCTAACCCTGATGGTGGAGAATCAAGCACAAACTTTTCTGGTAAAGTTGGTGGTTCTGTAGTAGCTTCAGAAAGAGTTGATGTCTACGGTGAGTTCTCTATCGTTACAGATACAACTAACGCATATGGTACTAAGCTAGGAATCAAGATAGCACTGTAGATTAATTTAATTAACTGGCTTTTCGTTTATCGTTCTAGTCATCATAGATAACGTGATATAAAGGGGAGCTAATGCACAAATAGAGCAGAAAGTTATAATAGTGACAGGTACTAATGCTTTAGCAAAGGCTTCTCTCATGTTAAATAAAATTTCTTCTATATTATCCATCGTATCTTTTGTGATTAGTATTTCAACTTTAGGTGGAGCTTATGCTGGATATCGTTACATAACCAGTCCACAGTTTGAAAAGATGATGATGGAAAAAGTTATGAGTAAGGTATCTGGCATTATGCCTAAAGCATTAGACAATGCGATACCAAGTACAACAGGTGTTTCTATGCCTTTTAACAAATGAATTGCTGGCATTGTCAAACAGAATTAATTTGGGGCGGAGATCAAAGCATAAGTGAAGATTGTTTACCTCATCTACAGGAAGAGTATTCAATGATTACTAATTTATCCTGTCCTAAATGTCATTCAGATGTAGAGGTTTTGATGCCTAAATATGCCTACGATTAAAGTACCAAAAGTAGAACTGCCGAGTATTGAAATACCTGAGACACCATATTTTACAAAACATAAATTAGAAGGTCAGATACCAGGCTGTAACTTATTTCATAGAGATTTAAAGGTAACACGCAATCCTTCTTTGTTGATCTCTGATAAAAATGGTACGTTTACTACCTGTCCAGAAGGTCAGATCCCGTCATTCGATCCAATAAGATTTGATATGAATGAGTTGATATATACAGAAAGTAACCCTGTTCAGAATGAAACCAAACCACAACAGAGAATATCAATACCACCACCTGTAAAAAAAAAGAAAAAGACAGAAATACCACCTTGTCCTGGAAAAAAAGATCTAAGAGTAGGAAGTTTTGTTAACGAAAAGAGGTTGGAACGTGTCTCAGGACATAAAAGAGGCGAAGATGGTATTGAATGTATAACCCTTTATGAAGACGTTCCCTTCAAAGATCAGTACATTCCAGAAGTTTCTACTATTGTATCTACTGCTGTTATTGGCTTGGTTGCTGCCAGTACTCCACTATTACTTAATGCAGTCAAACCACTTGTAAAGCAAGTTGTTAAAAAACTAACAAAGAAAAAAGATAAGAAGTCCAGTTCTTAATCGTGGAACTGGCAAGCGATAGATTGGAAAGAAATAGCGGTAAAGAAAGTCGCAAAGAGACAAGGAGTTACGAGCTACATGGAGCCACGATACGCACGATGAGGCGATTTTCACCTCGCATACTTATTCAGTAATAGAGGTGTTAAGACACTTTTAATCGTAAAGTGTGAACGATTGATTTGAGAAGAATCAAGCTACATAGCACTAAGCGGTCAAGCATGGAGGTAACTGGTCAGGAATCACATGAAACCACGATGCATTAATGGCTGCAAACTCACCTCGTAGACGATTAAATCCTAGAGGTGTTAAAAAGGTTTAACGTAAGACCTTAAACGATAGATTTGAGAAGCACGGAGTTAAGTCGAAATGGATTATGTCGATGAGAATAGAGCCAAAATGCGACTAACGAAATCGAACTAAGCTGAAAGGTAACGATCACTTCGCAAACCTGTAAAGTCATAGAAGTGTTAAGGACAGTTTTAATCGTAAACTGACAACGATAGCTAAACGATACATGGAGTCGAGGTACGACGAGGGAAGGCGAGCCAAGCAGCATAAAGTCAATTTGTTCGGAGTAGCAAAAAGTCACGGCACGTTAAGTCAACTCGAAGGAAAGTGAGATGGTAGTCATCTTGTCAACCTATTAAGTATCAAAGATGTTGAGAAGGGTTTATCGTAACACCCATAACGATTGCACTTACATTGAGCAACACGGAGGGAAATTGCACTAATCTGAATCAAGCGGATGCGGTATGAGTCACAGGGAAGCACAAAGAGCCGCTAAGAACCTCTAAGAAGATTTTTTAAACTCTGTCTTTTCAATCAGAGATTTAGGTAATCTTTCTCCTTTTCTTTGCAACTGCAATGATTCTTTTCTAGCACCATCCGCAGCAGCAGCGATAAAAGCATGATGAATTTGCTTGGTTTCTAAATCACGTTTCTTCGCTTTGTTCAGATTAGTTTGATCAACATGAGTAAACATTCTTCTTGTCTGTTTACGATGTTTTCTAATACCAGAGTTTGCCTGTGCTGCCAGATAATCAACAGCTTCTGCATCTTTTAAAACAAAGAGTTCATAATCTCTCTGTCTGATTACTAAGGGTCGGTTGATACCTTCCCTTAGTTTTTCAATGCAACCCTTGACCTGCAATAAACTGGTACGTTCATCCCAAGGTTTATCTTTGAAATGTATATTCCAAAAATCTAAAACTTTTTCTTTAGGAATCTTGTCTCCTTTCTGGAGATTCCTCCAATCTATCCCATCAATCCTTGGGTTTTCCATTAGTCAGCCATCTCCACTAATTCAGATGCAGCGAATCTACCAAATCTAGGTCGCCATGTACCTAGTCCTTCAGCCTTACCAGCCATAGTAATGATTCTGTTTAGTTGAGATACACTAAGTATTTCATCATCAACCATAAGTTCAAAAGTACATTTCCAATCAGGAAATAACAATCTTTGAACCCATACACCTCTTGAAGTAAATGCTGTATTAGAAAAGTAACTTTGATCTTTTGTATACATTTCTAATGCATCTTTTGATCCCTGATATTCAATTAAAGGATCGTTAGTTACAACAACAGAACGAAGAACGTCTTTACCTAACTTCCATTTTGTAGCTGCATTTCTAAGACAACGTAAGAAGTTAGCTC